AACATCGGACGGTCAAAGAGTTGGCGTTGATGATGTTCGCATGGATAGGATTATAAGGAATGATAAGCCTCAAATTCTTTCTCGTACCTTAAAAGCCGTAAGACTTGCGGCTGGTGGAACTGGTAGAGAAGCTGACGCAGCGGCTGAACAATTCAGACAGAAGCTTGCTGGTGAGTGGTTAAGAAACGCTTTAGATAAATCAGGTATCAGTGCTTTAGACAATTACGCTCCAGAGACGTTTAAGGGTGCCGCTTTTGCCAAATCAATCAAAGATCTTGGGCGCACAGCAGATGAGTTATTTGGCGCTGATGCCAACAAGATAAGACAACTTGCAAAACAAATTGAAAGAACATCTTTGTCTAAAATGGATCAAGCGACAGTTAGTAGAATATTGCAAGAAGGGGGAGATGAAAACCTTGTCGGCATGATGCAGGGTTTAGTCAACGCACAGAAACAAATATTCCAAGCAGATAAGAGCGCTGCTTTCCAGAAGCTTGCATCTGGTAGACTGAACTCTGTTGAAGCCGCAGATCTTATAGCTCACAGATCAACCAATGCGTCAGACATCAGTAAAATTGTTAAAAGCTTTGAAGGTGATCAAGCTGCGTTAGACAAAATACGCGGTAATTACATGGAAAGATTGATTGAAGATTTTGGTGACGGTTTAACCACTGATGGAAAAGCTCTTGGTGATTTTGCAAAACGCATATTGGACGCAGAGGATAGTGGTAAACTAAAAGCCATATTTGATGAAGGCATGGCTGATGATATGGTTTCTTTTGCAAAGATATTAGAGTTTAACGCAAGAACTGTTAAAGGCGGAGATTTGGTTGCGGCTAACATTGCAGCAAGCCCTCTACAAAATTTAGATAAGCTACTAAAGCTAACTATTATTGGCAGGGTATTTTCTTCTGGCGGATATTACGATGACATTTTGAAGCAGTATAGAAAACAGATTAAGGGTGAAAACCCAGAGGAAAGAGCTAGAACTTTGGGTAGGCTTATGTCTCAAGCTTTCACAAATGCCTCTATCCAGACTCCTCCACAAGTTATACAAGAGGGCGCTCGTGAAGCTGAGAAACAGATTTCTTCTGTTGTTGATAGCTCTGGCATAGGCGAACAATTGTCCGCAATACAAGGTCAAATGACTCAACCAAACACAGCATCTGGTATAGGATCAGTAAACGTAACACAACCAACGGCTCCAGCAGGGACCAGTACAATTCGACAACAGGCAGCAACGAATCCTGGTGTAGCTCAAGCTCTGGGCATAACAGGCTCTACAGCGGCCTTATTGGGGAACCCATAAAATGAACAAAGATGTATTACGCGAAGAAATAGCCGCTGACGAGGGCTGTAAGTATGAAATATATTTGGATCATCTTGGTCTTCCTACTTGTGGAATTGGTCACTTGATAACTGAAAATGACGAAGAGCATGGCAAACCTGTGGGTACGGTTGTTGAACAAGAACGTGTTAAGAAATTGTTCGCATTAGATATGTCTGTAACCATTGACGAGTGCAAAGTATTGTACCCTGACTTTGATGACCTACCCGAAGAAGCACAACATATTATTGCTAACATGTGCTTTAATATGGGTCGCCCCCGGCTGTCCAAATTTAAAATGATGAAAGCTGCTGTGGACGCTAGAGACTGGAATGAAGCCGCAGAACAGATGATAGATTCTAGGTGGTACACACAAGTTCCGAACCGTGCAAGGCGCTTGGTAGACCGCATGAGGGCGCTGGCTGACTAAGCATTAACAGCCGCAGATCCTATTCCACCCTGTCCATATTTTTTGTCAAAAGCATCAGCAGTTAGCTTGGCTATTTGCTGACGCACGTTCCTGTGTTCATCCTCTGAAAGCTTTATCAATTTTTGATATGTTGTTAAATCAACTCCAACTGACTTGAATTTAGTTGTGTCTGGCATTACAATAATTCCCACAGTTAACCATAAAGAGCCATATATTAGCATGTACAACTATAAACGCAAGACAAACAAATACGGTGCCAGAAAGACTACCTTTATGGGAATTAAGTTTGATTCCAAGTGGGAAGCAGAGAGATGGGGTGAGCTTACGGCTATGGAAAAGGCTGGTTATATCGTAGATCTTGAAAGACAAATCTCATACGAGATTGTGGTCAATGATCAAAAGATTTGTAAATATGTGGCTGACTTTCGTTATAACAAAGTAGATGATCATGGTAATCTTGAAGAGGTTGTTGAAGATGCCAAAGGCGTGGAAACCTCTGAATTTAAACTCAAAAAGAAACTCATGAAAGCTGTTTATGGAATTGAGATTTACCTGTCTAAAAAAAATAATACAAATTTTCTCAAAATACGCTTGACTTGAAAAGATTGCATGCTTATCTTCCAGTTGTATCTAGCGATATAACCTTTGTGGAGAATCACATCTCCACACAACTTTGTAACGGAGAAGTGAGCATGAACTCATTTAATCTATCTAATGATCTAACCGCTTTGTTTGACAAGCGTGAAGATCTCAAATCTCAAATTGACGATCTGCAAAAAGAATTGAAGATCGTTAACAATTCTCTCAAAGACCAGTTCGAGGAAACTGCCAAGATGCAACTTGCACAACAAGGCAAGGATTTTGGTCAGACTTCTATGAACAGTGGTGATTTCAAAGTCACTGTTGATTTTCGTAAGAAGGTCTTATGGGATGAAACTATTCTGTTGCGTGTTCTCAACTCTTTGGATGAGGATACAGCTAGGCATCTTGCCACTGTGAAATACAGTGTGCCGGAAGCAAAGTTTCAGAATGCCACACCAGATCTCAAAGCAGCATTGTCTGAGGCTCGTACCGTTGAGTTGCAGGGCGTGTCTGTTGATCTTAAAAGAAGGGAGGAAAGTTAATGCTAAAAATAATTAGCGCAGAAGAGCGGTTGGCTGAGAAGCGCGGTCACAAGATCGTGATTGGCGGACCGTCAGGTGTGGGGAAGACATCACTGGTGCGTACCTTGGATATGGACAAAACATTGTTCATGGACTTGGAAGCTGGTGATGCCGCTATCGAAGGATGTAAAGTTGACGTTATCAGACCGCGTACATGGCCTGAGTGCCGAGACTTTGCATGCTTCCTTGGTGGAGGAAACCCTGCATTAAATGAGGACTCACCGTATAGCATGGCGCATTATGAATATGTGTGTCAAACCTATGGTGATCCAGAAAAGCTGTTGAGCAAATATGATACAATCTTCATTGATAGTATTACTGTAGCTGGTCGGCTTTGCTTTTCATATAATCAAAATCAACCAGAAGCTAGATCAGATCGCACAGGCAAGTTAGACACTCGTGCAGTGTATGGCGCTCAAGGTCGTGAGATGATGCAATGGTTGACACACCTTCAACATATTCGTGAGAAGAATGTAATCTTTGTTGGCATCCTTGATGAGAAGACGGATGACTATGGACGCATTACTTACGACTTGCAGATTGAAGGTGCAAAGACTGGGCGTGAGTTGCCGGGTATCGTTGATGAACTAATCACGATGACAACACTCACCGCTGACGATGGCACTAAATTCAGAGCCTTTGTCTGCGACACACTAAACCAGTGGGGCTATCCTGCCAAAGACAGAAGCGGCAGACTTGACGCTGTTGAAGAGCCGCATCTTAATAAGTTGTTTGAAAAAATGTCCGGCCCAAGACCAGAGGCCATGAACTTTGTAAATCCAAAAACGGTCAATAATAAAGAAGAGGAAAACGTAGATGCTTGACCTAAACAATGTACCGCCAATTGAAGGCGGAAGTGGAGACTTTGAACTTATCCCTGATGGAACTATTGTTAGTGCTATCATCAAACTGGAAGGTGGTGACACTGAAATTCCTGAATATGGTGCTGGTAAATACTTTAAGCAGTCTCAAACCACTAGCGCAAAATGGTTGCCTATTGAGTTAACCATTATGGGCGGTAACTTTGACAAGCGCAAAGTCTGGCAGAACATCTTTGTTGATGGCGATGCCAAGGATGAGAATGGTATGTCTAAAGCTAGAAAGATTGGTTTGAACACCATCAAGCAGATGGTTGATAGTGGCTTTGGTATCTCTCCAAAAGACGAGAGCGAGGACGCTATAGCAAAACGTGCGTCTATTCAAGGCATCCATATGATCAACGGTATGACTGTCTGCTGCACTTTAGGAATTGAAAAAGGCAATAATGGTTACGCTGATCGTAACAAGATCAAAACAGTCTTGACACCAGACTCGCCTAATTATATTCAAAGTACAGGACAGGCTGCACCTGTCGCGCAAGCGCCAGTTGCACAAGCACCAGTGGCTCAATCTCCTGCACCGCAACCGACTACAGCAACGGCGGGGGTAGCACCATCATGGGCGCGATAGAGAAACTGTGGGCATTTATTAGCGGCAAACCTCAAAGGGTCGCTAGATCCAGTAAGGGGGGCGCTGGAGCCGTAAAGCCCCCCACTTTCGACATTAAGTTTGAAGATGGTGTTCCGCTATATGTTACTCATTCTATTGATGACATTCCTAAACTTGCAAAAAAAACATTCAAGATGATTTCGCGCAAGAAGGGAGCGACAATTGATGAGGTACATGCTGTTGTTGGAAAGAAACGATCATCTGTCTATAATCATATCTACCTGATTAAAAAGGCTGGCTATGAGATTGTGAAGACCTACGATAAAAAGTCAGGTACTCACAGGTATAGACTAGGCTAGTACGATGATCTTGCGTGAGTATCAGGAAGTCGCTGTAAACGATGCTTCTGATGCACTGGACAAGCACGGTAACACTTTAGTCGTTGCGCCAACCGGGGCTGGAAAGACAATCATGCTTTCCGCCTTGGTTGGCAAACGCTATAAGAGTTCACAAAATGTGCTTGTGCTACAGCATCGTGACGAACTTGTTTCACAGAACTCCAGTAAATTTCACCTTGTAAACCCATCCTTGAAGACCAGTGAAGTAAACGCTGCACAAAAGGATTGGTCAGGTGACGCTGTATTTGCAATGGTACAGACGCTTTGCCGCGAGAAAAACTTGGACAATATGCCCAAAGTTGATTTGATCGTGGTTGACGAAGCGCATCATACCATTGCGGATACATATCAACGTATCATTAACGCCGCAAAGGAGGCCAATGAGGGGGTTCAAATCGTTGGCTTTACCGCTACCCCTAACCGTGGCGATAAGAAGGGCTTACGGGACGTATTTACGAACTGTAGCCACCAGATAGAAATTTCCACGTTAATTCGTGAAGGATTCCTTGTACCGCCAAAGACATATGTGATTGATGTTGGGGTGCGGAGTGAGTTGAACGAAGTACGCAAAACCATATCCGATTTTGACATGGCGCAGGTTGAACGCATTATGAACCGTCGCGCAATTAATAAGCGTGTGGTCGAAGAGTGGGATGACAAAGCTGGTGATCGCCAGACGATTGTATTCTGCTCAACAGTGCAGCATGCCGAGGATTTATGCGAAGAATTTGTAGCCTACGGTATTGATGCTGCAACGGTCACAGGTGACACACCTAAAGATGAACGTGAGCAAACCTTACATGATTTAAGCACTGGATATGTTCAAGTTGTTGTCAACGTGGCTGTGTTGACAGAAGGTTTTGATGCTCCGCCTGTGTCCTGCATCGTATTGACCAGACCTTGTAGTTACAAAGCCACAATGGTTCAGATGATTGGGCGCGGACTGCGTACAGTAGATCAGGAAGAATTTCCCGGCGTTATTAAATCTGATTGCATTGTCATGGATTTTGGTACGTCTGTATTAACACATGGATCGCTTGACGATGCTGTTAATCTGGATGGCGCTCAGAGTGATGTGGATGGCGAGGCTCCGTTAAAGATATGCTCTAACTGCGATGCCGAGATACCGTTGAATGCACGAGAATGTCCTATGTGCGGTCATGAAGGGCAGCGTCCAGAACCAGAAATTTTAGAAGATTTTGTCTTAACTGAAGTGGATCTTATGGAACGATCTCCGTTTCGTTGGATAGATTTGTTCGGGAATGGAGCCTGTATGTCTGCGTCTGGCTTTAATGGTTTTGCAATGATTGCTGACGTAGATGGTTTGTGCATTGCAATTGTGAAGAAAAAAGAGGGTAAGACCAGAGTAATTTCTATTGGGACTAAAAGACACGTTATGGCATCTGCTGACGACTTTATGAGACAGCATGAGACAAGCGATAGTGCAAAAAAGACTAAGCGTTGGTTGAATGATGCAGTTAGCTCTAAACAACGGGAATTGTTAGCAAAAAATGGTGTTCATGTAAGTCCTATTGATTTTTCATGGACTAAGTACAGAGCCGCTTGTATGCTAAATTATGTTTGGAATAAGCGTTTTATTGACCATCTTGTTGATGACATAATTTTAGAGAAGAGAAGCGCATGAACCGGGGTGAGATAAAATTAAAGATATTGTTTGAGGATGATGTATGCGTTGAAGCGACATACTTCATGCTGTTCAATGATCCTAATGATAAAGATGAATTGCAAATTGCGATCACAAACATGTTGTACAAATTTATTAAGGGCAAAGAAGAAACTTTTGAGGGTGCGGTGGCAGAAGTCGATGTTCAGGATGTAGAAAATATTTATGTCTGCACATATGGCCCGTTGTCAAAGGAGGCTATAGAATGGATACGCGAGGAGGATTACCCGACTCTTCATTAAAACAAGTAGGAGAATTGTTCGGGAATATTGGCTGGGAAAAACGATTATGTGATTTAAATGAGGAGGAGGTGTTAGCTATAACACTAATCCTGAAACGAATATCAGAAGGGCTTGATAATGAATACTCTAGCACAGACCTTACAGAAATTTACTTCCGATACGGAGGCGGCAGAATCGGCCTCACAGAACAAGACATCCCTTTCTGATGCACAAAGCATCATCAAAGAGCTTGATCGTGCGATTGTAGAAAAAGAGCGTAAGCAACCAAGGCGCAGGTATCTTGGAGCTTCTAGTCTTGGCGATCCATGCTCACGCAAGCTCCAGTACCGATACATGAACCAGCAGGTTGACGAGGGCAAAGAGTTCCCTGCCAAAACATTACGCATATTTGGTCTTGGTCATACCATCGAAGACATGATGATTATGTACTTCCGTGACGCTGGTTTTGACCTGCGCACAGATAAACAAGGCGAACAATT